CTGTAAGTGTTGATTATGAAACAGTACAATATGAAAGGCTAGTTCCATTGTTAATAGCAGCCATACAAGAGCAGCAGCGTGAAATTGATGAATTAAAACGTAGACTAGGAGGTCAGTAATGGCTTTCAAAGATAACAATTTAACTATTTTTGATTCTAATACAGTCTCTATTCCTACGTTCGCCACTGCCAGTCTACCTGCTAGTCCTGTGAAAGGACAAATTGTATATAACACAACGAATCGTCGAATGGAAATTTATGACAGTGATGCTGCGGTGTGGAAGAGTGCAGAAGATGTCAGGCGCAGTCAATTCCTAACTAGGCAAACTATAACTACCGGCTATGTTATGGGCGGATACCAAACCACTAGTCCGTGGCGTAATGTAAATCGTATGGTGCATGCCACAGATGTTATGACTAATCTAGGTGATCAGATTTCTCATGCCAGTGCGTATACATCAGGTGCCTGTAATTTAAGTAAAGGTTTTTTATGGACAGCAGATGGATCATGGCCAGGAAGCAGTGTTCAGACAACGGCTTTTAACTTAGCCACAGAAACCAGTGCGGGAACTAATACAAATTGGAATATTAAAGAAACTAGAGAAGATCCTGGCACAATCTTCAATCAACTAGAGTGGGCATTTATCATAGGTGGCGCTAGTAAAAATACCATTGATCAATTTAACATGACCAATGAAACTATGATAACTGGTATAAGTCCTACTAATCTAGGGACTACCTATACTGCTTATCAAGATACAGTGGGCACAGGCACGATTTCAGGCGAAGAACATGGATATGCCTATGGAGCAAATGGCAGTGCTAAATTTGTATTTGCCACGGGCATGGCCTATAATGTAGCAGCCAATGAATTTTATTACACAACAAACGTAGATACAGTAGCCACAAATGAATTTATTAGAATTTACGCTCCAAACAAACCCAGTGATTTAACCACTCATTCACAACAAAAAGGTATTTCAAGTAAAACAGGACGTGGATGGTTTGGTAATGAAGGAACCTATAATGGTGGTTATAATTTAAGAAGGATACAGTTTTCAACTGATTCTAGTTTAGGGACAGTATCGAAACCAATAGGAAATAGCGGTGAAGAAAATTTCGACATGGGCCAAGCACGTCAATATATGATGGGTATGTATGATGGTGCTCAAAATAATCGTGGATGGAAATTTACCTATGCCACAGAATCTGGCAGTGAATTAGGGGCAGGATCAGTAAGAACTGGCGTTCCGGGCGGTAGTTCGGGTCATTGTGTATGGAAATAATTTTATGACATTTTATGTTAATAACACAGCAATTGGTGATACAAATGGTATACGTATTCCAGTTCTAACCACTGCTACCAGACCAGCGAGTCCGGTAGATGGACAGGTCATCTATAATACCACACTAAATCGTATGGAAATATATGATAGTGGATTATGGAAACTTGTAACCGATATGGAAACAGGTCAGAGTAGGCCATTTTTGTATAGACAGATTATAACCACAGGATATGTCATGGGTGGTTATAAAGATAGCAGTCCATGGCGCAATGTGAATAGACTAAATCATAGCACCGATGTTTGCACAAACTTAGGAGATCTATTGAACCAGCCTGCTGCCTATACCAAGGGTTGCTGCAATCTATTAAAAGGGTTTTTGTGGTCATGCACCTCTGCGTGGCCTGGAGCAAGTGTAACAACCAGTGCCTTTCATTTGGCCACAGAAACTACCGCAGGTTTGAATACAAACTGGAATATGACAGTGGCCAGAGGTGATATGGCTAACATATGGAAAGAATTTTACTATGCGTGGACTGTGGGCGGTTCTGGTGGTTCAAATGCCATGGACGTTTTCAATATGACCACAGAAGTTATGAGTGCTTCAGGAGTAAACAGCACTATTAATGATTCCGGTAGTGGAGGTACTCAAGGATTAGGAGCATTCAGCGACGAATTAAAGGCGTTTGCTTGGAATGACAGCACAGGCAATAAGTTTACTTTTGCCACAGGAACAGGTTCTGCTATAACAGATAACGGAACCTCTGGAGTCAGAGGTGTTCATGGTCAACAAAAAGGTATTAGTTCTAAGGTAGGCAAAGGATATGGGGGAGGTAATGGTAGTTGGAATGGCGGATACACACTAAGAAGATGGAATTTGACTACAGAAACTTCCGCAGGTGCAGATGTAAATAAGCCTGTGGGCAACTGCGGGGAAGAAAATTTCGACATGGGACAAGATCGTCAATATATGCATGGTTGTTACGACGGTGCTCAAAACAATAGAGGTTGGAAATTTACCTACGCAACAGACAGTGGTGTAGAGCTAGGGGCTGGATCGGTTAGAACTGGTGTTCCTGGAGGTAGTTCTGGTGCCTGTGTTTGGAAAGGTTAAATGAATGGCTTTTATACATAATACAACAAATCTTGCTGATTACAGGGGCATCAATGTGCCTACCTTTACTGCAACTACAAGGCCAGCAAGTCCTGTAAATGGCCAAATTATCTACAATTCAACCTCAGGAGCAATGGAAATTTATGTAGATGGATTTTGGAAACCGATTGATAACACAGCCGTTCCGAATGCATTTCTTTATAGGCAAATTATTACCACTGGATATGTCATGGGCGGATACCAAAATTCTAGCCCATGGAAAAACGTGAATCGTCTGGTCCATGCTACGGATGTTTGCACAAATTTAGGAGATTTATTAACTTATGCAGGTGCTTATACTAGTGGTTTTTGTACAACCACAAGAGGTTTTTTATGGTCAACAGATAATACCTTTCCCGGAACCAGCGTGACTACCAGCGCATTTAATCTTGCTACAGAAACTACAGCAGGCACAAATAGTAACTGGAACATGACCGTTACTAGAAATGATATGGGGACAATTTTCAAAGAAAATCTTTATGCTTGGTTAATTGGTGGTGGAAATACGGCTATAGATTTTTTTAATGGCACAACAGAAACTATGAGCGCATCCGGTCTTACCAGTATGGCTGGTGATAGTATGCAGAGTGGTGTGGCCACAATAAGCGACGAACTAAAAGGATTTGCCTGGGGTAATGCTACTCATAAATATAATTTCGCAAGCGGTAGCACAATGACAGTGAATACATCCGGTACAGTAAGTGGTAGTGGTAGTCAACAAAAGGGTATTAATTCAAAACATAGTAGAGGTTATTGTGGAAACGAAGGCACATATAACGAAGGTTATAATTTACGTAGATGGGACCTTACAACAGAAACTAACCTTGGAACTACTGGAAAACCTATAGGCGACACTGGAGAAGAAAATTTTGATATGGGTCAATGGCAACAATATATGATGGGATGCTATACCGCAGCAGGACAAAATAATAGAGGATGGAGATTTAGTTATGTTTCAGAAACCGGATATGAACTTGGATCAGGTTCAGTCAGAACAGGTGTCCCAGGAGGAAGTTCGGGACATTGTGTGTGGAAAGGTTAGAATACCTGCAGATAAGTTTAGTTATTCAGCAAAAGGACTTACTACAAATACAGCGTTTTTAACAGAAGAACAACGCCAATTAATTGCACAATCATTAAATCAAAAATGGGTTATACCCGAATTTAAGGTTAAAAACTTTATTGGTAATGCTCAAATCACTCCTTATGCTAAGATCAAGCAGTATCTTTTAGAGCTAAACACCAGAGAAAGTGCAGTGGAAGCAATGGAATATGAAGTTCAAAAAATTGCATTTGAAATTGAAATACAACAAGAACTCAAAGCAGAAACACCAAGTCCAGCACAGAAAAAACTTCACGATTTAGAAATTATAAAATTAGAAAGAGTTCAAAGAAAAAGTCTTGTAAGGCTACGTGATTCTTATATAGAAAGAGATTTGTATCTTAAGTTAATAGAAGAATTTAATAATACACCAGAAGGCTACGACGAGCAAGGACGTAGACTTATGGATCTTATTGATATACCAGAAGAAGCAGAAAAGTTAGAGCGACACTATTGGACATTAAGATTAGCCAAACAAACAGCTCTCGACATGATAGCATATGGTCGAGCGGGCGTTGGTAACATGGAGGCTGTAAGTATGTTAGAAACTGATCAACAATATGAAGTCATGCAGATAGCCTGTGATTATTTTGTTAGAAATGAAATGCGAACCAATAGTCTATTAAGTAATATAAATGAAAATATACAAACATTAGGAGCGGCAGCACCAGTTACCGAGTTGTCTAAACAACTATACCTACAAAGCGAAGGAAACCAAGATGTACCTACTATTCAAATCAGTAAGTGATCAAGAATTAGGGCTTGTTAAACGAGCCGGACAATATCAAGACTATGTAGTGGGATTTTTAGATGATTCTGTGAAAGATTTGGCTAAGTTTGAACATCTAAATGCCACAGTGTTATCCGAAGAGGTTGCTATGGGATGGAAGTTTGCTGGCAATTATAGCGGATACCTTAGCGTTCGTGCTAATACATCGGCTAATGAACAATTAAACTATATTGTTAGTAGCGCAGAGCCTGACAGCGCCAAGGTTAGATATTATCTTACCGATGAAGACAAGGCCCACGGTGCGGCTTTTATGAAAGCTCTGTTAAGAAAGATATTAGATGATGTTTATGATAAAAGATTTGCACAGATTAATCTGCCTGTTTCTAAGTTAGAAGAAGTCAGTTGGTCTCAACAGCGTTCAGAAGCAGAAGCATATTCGGCAGATAACACAGCAGCCACACCACTACTGTCAAGTCTAGCACAGAGTAGGGGAATACCCTTATCAGAAATGGTCACTCGTGTGCTTACTGCTATATCAGATTACAATCAAGAAGTTGCTACTTTGTTGGCAAGAAAGCAGATGATCGAAACCGAAATTAAATCATGTGCAGATATTCAAGCATTAAATATTGTCATACATAATAGATTTGGTTATAACATGCCTGCCAAACAACAACAGGATCTAGGAATAACCACTTCAAGCACCTATGACTTGTAATGAAAATTTTTAGTGTACCAATAAACCCAAAATTACCTCCTTTACAATTTAATCTTTTTATAGCCTTCTTAGAAGATTACAAAGATTGGATTTATGATCTATACTTTACGAGTAGAATGCCTCCATTCGTTCAAGACGCCATGGGTGATGTATTTGTACAGGGAGAAATAGGCGCCATTGAAATGGCAGTTGAAATACAAGAAAAACTAGGCATACCTATTAGTGCTACGTTTAACAATACTCTTGTAAGACCTGATCAACGCAACTTAGATTTATTCATTCATAATTTTAGACAATTATATGCTGCCGGTGTAAGATCTGCTACAATACCGCATACACATTGGTTAATGACCAAACAGATACAGACAGAATTTCCACAACTGTTTGTTAAGAACACCATACTAAGAAATCCTAATACTGCTAACGAAGTGGCAAAACTAGCAGAGGCAGGGTATCATTACGTAAACTTAGATAGAGATTTAATGCGTGACAGGGATCTACTGGAAAAAATGCTACGTGTAAAACAAAAATATGGAATAAAATTAAGTTTGTTAGCCAATGAAGGATGTTTAGGTGGATGTCCAGTTATGGACGAGCATTTTCATTTTAATAATTCTAGATTTGGTACAGCACCACAGTATTTCAATGACCCTATCAGCAGAGTAAGTTGTCCTAAGTGGGAAAAGGAAGATCCGAGCACACCGCTAAAAACCGCAAACTTTACACCATGGAGAGAAGACTGGATTGAATTATTACAGTATGTAGATGTGATAAAGATGCACGGTAGAGAAAGCGCTACTAAGTTATTTGAAACTATCAGTATAATCCAGAATTTTGCCAATGATAAGGAAATATTATTTGACACATTCAATGAATACCTAGATGATACTAACCTAGTTGACAAGCCAATATACGCTTGGCGTAAAAAGATTAAAAATTGTAAATTTGACTGTTGGGATTGTAATTTCTGTGACAAAATCTACGAAGCAAAATCACAAATTAAAACTAATCCATTAGTGCTGGCAGTGGCAAAAGAACTAGTAGATAGTGTTAACAATCCTTTAGAAATAACCACTATTGGTTTAACTAGTTCTAGAGTACAGCAGTTATTAAATTCTTTATCCAATCATTGTAAGAGTTATTTAGAAGTAGGATGTGCTCTAGGTGCTACCGCAGCAGCAGTGGCAATGAACCCAGATATTAAGGTTCATTTTGTAGATAATTGGAGTGAAACACTGCAACCTGAAACTGGTCTATTTGAAATGCCCAGTGGAGATAAAAATTTATTTTTCGATAATATACGCCGACCCGATGCTGTTGTGATTGATAGTGATTTTTTACAAGCAGATAAATCACAAATAAATGATGTTGATTTATTTTTCTATGATGGTCCACATGATCAAGAATCTGTTAAACAAGCGGTGTTATACTATAAAGATTGTCTGGCTAAATCCGCGATTCTAATATTTGATGATGCTAACTGGGATGGGGTTGTTGCAGGAGCAAATGAAGGTATAGCAGAATCTGGACTTATTCCTATATATAGAAAAATGATGCTTAATCAAGTAGAAAGTGCAGATCAATGGTGGAATGGATTATATATTGTAGTGGCGACAAATGGTTAAAATATTACCAGTTGTACACGCAGATATTTTTTATAAAGGCAATGTAGGCACCGACGCACAACGCAAAGATCTCGCTGATCAAGCCTGGGAAGAATATGGAAAAAATAATGAAACATTGGCTTGGACTAATCGTGGATGTTGGCGCAGTTATTTTGAATATAAAAACATAGCATGGTTGATGGAAGAAGTTAAGGACAGCGTAAATCAAGCAGGATGGCATTATCAAAAAGCAGATCCAATTTACTCTAAAAAAGCCAAGGCCTTCGTAGGTAGTGAAATTAAGTATTGGACAAACATTAACAAACCTGGTGGAAAAAATGCTCTACACGATCATAAGTTGTGGCATTATGTGGCTGTATATTATATAGATGCTGCTGGCACAGGTGATATTGTTTTTTATAATCCTACTAATTTAACAGAAGGTTGCAATCCATATGCTCCGTTTGTAAGTCCTATTACAATTAGTCCAAATAACGGCGACTTACTTATATGGCCAGCATGGCTACCTCATGAAGTAGAACACAATTTCTCAGATCATCATAGGATGAACATTGCTATGAATATTAGATTTCATGCTCCTATGAGCACTGAAGAACTGGAATACTAATGAATAATATTGTATTTTTTTCGTCAGTGCTAGGACTGGCGGAAACCTTTCCTATTAAACCGGCTAAAGAGG